GCGAATAAACTCACCTGCTCCCATGACAACAGAACCAATAGTGGCTACTAATACCCCTGCTAGTATCTGCAAGCCAGCAACAAGAAGTTGTCCAACACCAGCAACCACCCCTATGATATCACCACTTTGAAAGGCAGACCAAATATTGTTCAGTGCTTTCACGAAACCATCAATGCCAGTCGATATGATACTTAGACCAACACCGAAGGTTTCCTTCATCACTTGGAATCCCTTGACGAATGCTTCCTTGTTCTCTGTAAACACATTCTTCAAGATGGTTAGTCCTAGCATTATGAGAAGTAGATATCCTGCTGCCATGAACATCGTTCTAACGATGGACATGATTCCCTTTGCTATTCTCCCTGTAAATTTCATCAGGTTAGTCAATGGTGTGGCTGCGTATTTGATTCCCCTGCCCGTAGCCTCTGATGCCTTTGCGATTCTCATTAGTCGCTTTAGTTTTTTGAACTCCCTAATCTTCTCCGGCCCTTCTGAAGTCTTCAAGAACCTATTTCCTATCTGAAATCTACTTTTTGGATTACTTGGGTCTCGTTCCTTTATTTTACTATCGGATGTGACACCCATCGCCTTGAATCTTTTTTCTACTGCTGCTACCGGAGAAAATAAACCACCTGCTTTTTCTCTAATCTCCTCTGCCTTCTTCGCAATTTTACTCCCTTTGACTATCTCTGTTGTTCTGTTTTTTGTGAAAGTAAAAGCCTTTTTTGTTGCTGCTGTTATATCATTCGTTAACTTCACAGTCAACATATTAGCAATGAGACCCTCTTTTCTTCTTCTCGCTCCCTTTGTAGCAGCCTTCTCTAACTTCTCTATGTCCTTTACCTGCTTGTCCATCAGTCTAGACATCTCTTTGAGAGCCTTGTTTTGGTCTTGATGCTGAAACAGCAATCCTCCGAATATTTTGGATTGTTTTCTGATTGCTTCAACTGCTTCCTCTCTTTTTGCACCAGTGGCTTTCTCAGCCAGTTCTATGTTAGCCTGTATCTCTTGTATCTCTTTGGAAGTATCTGCAATCTCTGCGTAGACCTTGAGTTGCTTTACTTCCTCTAGTCTTCTTCGCTCTGTCGAACTAGCCATCTCATTGAGAAGGATGACAGTAGCCTTGATTCTATTCTGTACTCTCCAAAGCCCTGTTCCTGATATGAATCGAGAGAAAACCTCCCAATTCTTTGAACCCATTATCGCATTGGTACGACTTAGAGTGGCTTGCATGGCTCGCATGTTTTTTGCGCCATCTACGATGGCTCGGTCAATACCCTCAAACTCCTCACGGAGATTCTTGATATCTTCCTGCGTATCCGACATTACCACTCACTTCTTCGTACCTTCTTTCATAGCCTCCGATTCCAGTTTCTTTATTTCTCCATGTATCTCTAACATTTCCTTAATCACTGTTGCTGGTGTATCATAAGCCTCCAATGGGTTGAGTGAGAAAGTAGCACAGTATGTATAGAGCATAATCTTCATCCCTATATCTGTGCTTACACTACCTCCCTTCAATGCCCTTCGGATTAGTTTTCGTTTCCCGTATCATCCCCCATGACATCCATGAACGGATTGGGGAGTATGTCTTTCAGTTGCGCCCCGATGTACGGGTTGAGTCTGATTAAGTCGGTAGCAGATAGTTGAGGCTCAGTCTTCTCTACGAAGTTCTCAACCATGTATCTATACATCTTGTTTAGATTGATGCCCATAGTCTGTCCTTGTGCATCCATATCCATAACAGACGATAACGCCTGTTCTACCTGTAACCAAGTTGGTTCTTTAATCCACACTTGGAGGTATTCATCAGAGTCAGGGGATACCCTAATCTGATGGCATTCGGTTGCCGTTCTTGCGAACAGCCTAGTCTTATCACTTACAATTTTTCTTTCTGTCATTTTTCTTTCCACCTACAAAACATACCAACAAACAAACGTGTTGGTGGAATCAAAAATTGGATAGCGTTCCCTACTTGGTCACGCCTCCTAATTACCTGTTGCGCTACCGCCAAGTGTCATTATCGCCCACTTACCTGTATAGGTAGCAGTCGTGAGTGTTCTTGCCGTTATGGAAGCCTCTACTTCTACTGGCCCTTTGTCTTCAGGGAAAGGCACAGTAACCGCATTGATTAGATAGTCAGCAAGTTGAATGTCTATCTCCTCACCTGAGTCCTTTGTGAACTTCAATCTCAAAGCACCACTAGATTCGTTGTCGTTTCTCAACTCATCCCATAGTTTCGTATCTGTTATCAGCATGGTGAGAGTCAACTCATACGTTCTCTGACCGGGTAGATGAGCAGATGCAATCTGCCTGTTGTAGTTGCCAATGAACCTCTGTGGTAGTAGGTTGTTGTTAATGACAAGAGAACCGCCTTTCACCTTACCCAAGGACTGACCGAACAATGTGATGTCTCCATCAGAGAATAGGAATGGGTAGTTGTCTGTTAGAGTGGAACTGTAATTGACCATTCCCCTTCCGTTCTCAGCATCGCTTAGAGCAGTCAAGGATGCGTTTCCACCAAGAGGAACATAGTTAGCAGGAGGGTCGAAAGCCCTTCTTGAAACCAAATCCATTGAACACTTTAGTTCCTGACCCTCTTCAAAGTTCAGAGTGAGAGTATTTACCTGACATCCTGTGAAGATTCTAGAGTACATGTTCTCGTTAGGAGATAGGGAATCTAGAGCAGTGGTGTTAGTATGTCCTGCTTTTCTGTATACCACATCAAGAGCGAAGGATGGGAGAACATCATCATCTGCTTCACTGAAAGTGTAGTTGAACATGTCTGAGCCATTGTATACTTGCAAGTTGCTGATAGCCAAGTCAGAACCACCACCATCTATCTCAGGGTAATTGTTGTGTTCGTAAGACCTGAGTATCCTGTTTGCTGATGCATTGACAGCGATTGCGTTCTCGCCGTTTGAAGTGGATAGAGTAGCGTGTGTCCCTGAAAGGGTGTAGGATAATTTGCCTAGTGCGTAGTAAAGCCAAGAGCCGTTGTTGAGAGAGATATCCAACGAGCCTCCGCTTACTGTCTCTGCTCCCTTGTACTGATAGTCGAAGTTCCTGCCACCTGCGGCAGCAAGATTGAGTTGCTTCATCTCCACCTCTACGTTTGGTGGTGTGAATGTGTTGACTAATCCTAACCAACTGTCAGAGTGTATTCTAGTATTAGTACCGCCATCTCTAGAAGCGTACAGAGGTGCGCCAAACGAAAGTATGGTTGCATCCATAGTTCCCGAAGTTACTGCACTGCCGTTGGAGTCAACTGGTGCGGAATCTATGACTATCGTTGTTGCAGTGTTGTCTACGATAGTTCGGTATGAGGTTGCATCGTTTGAGGCCAATGCTCCAATCTTCACAGTGCAACCGATATACAAATCAGGGACTAAATGAACTAGGGTTTGCTGACCGCTTGATAGTGTTAGAGTTGTACTGCTTGAAAGAACAGCATCCTGAAAATATAAATCCAATTCAGGACTCATCCCTACCTGTGCATTTGCGCCTACGAATACTTCATTACTTGCCATTTTCTAATCCCTCATGTTGCCCTAGCAAACCTCTTCATTTCGACTCCAATCTTATATCCCAATAGTCTTTTCCCTCTATCATTAGCCTCATTTCTCGATGTTAATCTTACTAAATCTGCATCTCCCAAAGCCGCCGAAGTGTTATCGGCGGGTGTTGCATAGACAGTTGGCCTAAAAGCATTGTTTTCAAAGATGTATCTGACTATCTTGTAAAGAGCCTCTAGTCTATCTCTAGAAAACGTGTTACTAGTCATGTCTCTTCGATGCAGAACTCTTAGATGAAGAGTGAATGAGAAGTCCTCATTTCTAGCAGCATAATCTATGGTTGGATAGGATGTAGCAGAACTATCCTCAAAGACGATGATAACAGATTCTGAATCTATGTCTACCCTTCTTCCCTCTTGAGGTTCTATCGAACGTATGTCAATGAACTTAGGAGTGGCATTGTGACTGGCAGATATCGTACCAGCACTGACCAAAGCCGCCGCCGATGACGACCAGTTATCTTGCAGAAGCCTGATGATTAATGTTACTTCATCCATACTTTCATCTTCTCCTGAAGTTCCTTTTCATATGCTTTAGCAAATGCATCTCTAGCGTTTCTCATAACCATCTCATCAGAGAAACTGATATCAAAGCCTATGATATCCTCCATGTCTTTCAGAAGTTCATTTCTTTCTTGTTCCTTCTTTAGAATCTCAAGAAACTTCTTTTCTGCACTCATAGTATCACTAATCAATGAAATGTATGATATCCTTCTTTCCATTCAGTATTTTGTTAGCCTCTTCAAGAAGTATATCGTGCTTAGTCTTCAGGTCTATGTTAGAGCCTGTTTCAGCAATGAGTATGGAGTTGTCATCATGTCTTATGACTTCGGCTGCAACTAGTTTCGTAGTAGCGTCATGTATAGTAGCAGGTACTCTCTTTTCTCCACTGACATAGGTTACACGAACAGAATGTGAATGTAGGAAAGGGTAGTTCTTCAAGAAGAATATCTTACCGTCTTTGTCAATTGTCCAATAGTCTCCTAATCTCTTTTGATTTTGATTATCTGTGAATTGGGTTACTGTGCCAACTGTTGATGATATCGTGCAAGCAGAACCATCCTCTCCCATTAAGAGTGAGGAAATTACAACTGTGTCTCCTGCTTCGCTATCTGTTGTTGCATAGAAGAAATCGGATACATTTACTGTGGGCGCACCATTTGCAGTGACAGACTTTGCAGAAGTCTCACCAGTGAACTTAGCAGTCTTATGTGGAAAGACCTCGTTGATTGCATCTGCTATCTGACTAGCAGTTGTCTTTGGGCCATAGTTGTCGAAGAAGTCAGTTCCCTTCACTATGTTGAATGTGTACGCACCTACACCTAGAGCGATAACCCAAGCACCTCCTGTTGGGCTTGCTGGAACTTTTATCTTAGCAGAGGCAGATGCCAAGTCAACATACTCAGTTCCCTGCCACACCTCTAATCTTACAATCTTCTGAACGTCAGGTCTCTCTAATTGAACAAACCCGATATAGTCCTTGAATCTGTTTACTGGATAAGCACCCATCCTGAAAGCCTCAAAACCATGAAACTCATGATGGTAGATTACTGGTCGGTAAGAATGTCCTACGACATCATCTACTCTCTCTTCTGCTTTCTTGATTAGGTTTCCAACCTCTGCGATAGAAGGAGTGGTAGATGAACTGAATGCTGCTATTTGCAACATCTGAGAAACATCACTATGCGTAGTGTAGAATCCTCTTCCCTGTCCATAGTTTGGATTGATATTCGTAAAGTCACTTGGGGAGGATAGTTTTGACATTTTACTCAACTCCTGAATCTTCGGGTCTTAGCCATGAAGGTCTTAACCCCCTTGACTATATCAGATATACTCTGTGCCTTATCTTTTTCAGTGATGGCAAAAGCACCTTCTTCCGCTAATCTTAATTCTCCTGTCTTATCAAGAACCAATCCATAAACAGTTATTTCTCTTTTTTCTAGTTCGCCTTCTTTTAAGTCCGGCTGTGATATTGTTCCTTTCTTGAGAGATTGATATCCAAATACAGAAATAACAAACGTCACCTTTCCTACATCTAGGTCTAGATAGTTTCTAGTGAGTTCAGAAAGAGTTGGCTCTTTTCCTTCTCCTACTCCTCTCATTGCCTTGTCCCTATCTCGTACTCTTCTTGCTTTCATGAAGTTAGACTTTTCTAGAATCTCTTTGGCAACCTTATCCACTTGACTATCTTCTAGTCTTATCATACTGGTGAGAAAAGAAGCAGCCTTATCTCTGCCCTTTTGTGTCTTGGCATCAAACTCATTGTCTCCTATTTTATACACGGTAGGAACAACATCTTCCATCTCCTTAACGTATCCTCTACCTATCTCTATCTTATTGGAAGACATTCCTAGAAGTCTGTCAAATCTAGTCTTATTCAAAGTGACAGTTTCTGCTTTTTCGTTCTTGGGGATGAAACGAAGATGCTCACTGTCAAAATCATCGAATCCATCATCTTTCAATAGAGATTTCAGATATGATTCCAAATCCCATGTGTAAGAAATTCTACCCTTTGTATTCTCATCACTCTTGTCAACAGTAAGATGTTTCTTGACCTCACTTGCATCAAAGAGGCTTTGGTCTTTATCGATGGTTTCCATGACTTTAGACATTTTACCATTCTTCGCAGTTCCTTCGTATGTCTGACCTAGATAAGCAGGTAACAGAAGTTGTTCAAAGGTCACTTCTTTATCCTTTATGACTTTAGCCACAGGGCTTGGTTTGTTTTTTACTGATTCTAAGTATTTCTCATATGCCTCATCTGAGTTGAAATCACTTCTTTCCTTTGCACCACTGCCAAACAACTCAAACATTGCAGAACCCTTCTTACCGGGCAAGTTATCATCTATCTGATTGACAGTCTCATACACAGGAAGAGCCAGTGCCTTCTTCACAAGTTTCCCCATGTATTCCTCATACTTTTGAAAATCTTCCTCTGTCTTGAAATCAGAATCAGTAAGTGACATCAATATTCTGAAGTCCCTCTTAACAGTGTCAGGTGTGAATCTCCCACTTGATTTCATTTGCTTCTGAAGCATCTTAAGAACGAAGGTTCGTAAAATAACAGAAGCATCATCCTTTGGCTCAACAGTTGCGTTGCTAACAGAAGCAACATCTAGGTTGAATGTATCTTTGAGTTCGCTATCATTACTATTGTCGATAGTTAAACTCATACATTAAATTCCACCTATGCCAACCACTTCGCCCAAGCAACCCCTTTACTCAAAGCACCAGCCAGCCCAAGACCACTAGTTGGTGGGGTGTATGATGGTTGACCAGTATTGGGGTCTATCCAATATGGGTTATTGTATTGGTCATATCCAGCAGGTGGAATAGGATATCCTGATTGATTGTTGAAAGCCATCTGCTGCTGCATCATCTGCTGGTTCATTCCTCCCATAGCAGGTGCGCCCTGTATGTTAGCAGGTACGCCCTGTTGTGGCATTCCTTGCTGTTGCATACCACCCATCTGTGATTCTTGTGATGGTGAAGCAAAGCCTTGTGACTCTAGGTACTGTTGCTTTGCCATTCTTCTTTGCATGATGACTTCTGAGTTAACAGCACTGGCTAGTAGATTGACTATATCCAAGTCAATGTTCTCTTGAGTGATAGAAGTAAACTCACTGAGAGAATCAGGATGTATTTCCAAGTCACCATTGGTGTTAGAAACAAATTTCATTTTGACTAGCATCTGACTGACAACTCTAGTCATTACATCTTCCATCATTTTCTCAAACGCATTTAGGAATGGTTCTCCATGATACTGAAAGAATTCTTCCACATGATTCTCTTGCAAAGTTAAGAGATTGTTAGTCATTTTAAAGTTGGCTTGCCCCATTGTATTAATCTGAGAAGACAAGGCAGAGTTGCTCGTTCCGAATACACCCATCACTCGCCACCTTCCTGTGCCTCAATCTTAACGCCTTCGGTCAATAAAGATTTAATCTTAGCAGACATGGCAGTATTCTGTATCATCAGAGCATAGAGTTGCTCTTCCTTCGATGAGTTCTCACTAACTGGTGGCTCTATTGTCCATCCTAGAGATGTAAGAGAATTAATGTCCTCTTGCTTCAGTTGTGTTATTGGCCCTGACTTTACAAGATTCACTGGATTCAAACTCTTAGCAGATGGCATGTAGGCACTAAATGAAAGTCCGTGTTCCTCTGCTAGTATCTGCTGCTCTAGCATTTCATACTGCATATGTATTCCTGCGTGTTTCTCACAGTAAGTTCCTCTCATCGGATATCCCTTCCGTACTTTGTGCAGTGGAAGTGGGGGTCTTCTGCTATCATTGGCAGTCCACACTTTTTGTGTTCCACATATCACACATCTATCCTTTATGTTATATTTGAAACTGTAAGGTATCTTGAGAAAGGTTTTCTTTTCAGGCTTTAGAACCTTAACAATCTCTTTCAATTGTTTCTTTGGTTTCATAGATTTATACTCATAAGGCATTATCGGCCCTGCTGCTCTTGCGGCAGTCAACCTATCCATAAATGGATTAGTGCCAGCATTCACTGTTGCATTCGTTGCTCCTATCAAACTAGGGGGGTTAAATTGCATGGACATTTTCTGTTTCTCCTATCAATCTAAGTCTACCCTGCGGTAAGACCTGACTAATCTGACGCATCAGTAGTCTTTTATCATTGTTAATATTCCACGGTAAACCATTTCAGAGTCTGACTTAGCACTTACTATGTACTTATGACAAGGTATTCCAGTTTCATTCAACTTCTGCAACCCCGGTTTGAACGATTCAAAAATAGGATGATTCTCTATTTTACCATCATAGGGATACTTATCTTTCCATAGGTCGTACTTGTTTGCCCAAAGACCAACAGCCAAAGGATAGTCATGGTCTTGCTTCTTCTTCTTTCTACCACCAATTGTCCAATACGGGTTGCAGATTGTATCAACTAGAAATGTCCAAGACAACTGTTGCTCTATATCATAGTGCTTGCTTAGATGTCTGTCATCAAACATGAAGATGATGTATTTGACATGCCTTCCTCGCATATCTCTAACCCACTCCTCCCAATAGACAGTCTGCCCACCTATGTCAGCAGTCTTCACGGTATGTGCATCACCGTCTAGTTTTACGAACTTACGAGTAGCCCTGTGTCTGCCTACTGTACGTTTTTGTATCTCAGGTACTTCTCCCCTAGTCATCAGTTGTTTATGCAGCGTAGTTTTACCCGCTTGACTTGCACCATAGATACCGAAATTAATAGCATGAAGACGGTTGTATAACTTGTTCATGGCTTCTACAATGAGTATTGCGAAACCTGCCATCACCGACACACTATCACCTCGTCAGTGAGTCGGATGTCTAAGAGCATTAAAATGATTGAGAAGTCAATGACCGCCCCAAAGAGAACTGAGTGCATGCCATCCAACCTGATACAGATTGATTCCCCAAAGTGAAATAGCATGACCAACAAAGAAACTAGTTATTGAAGCGATTGCTCCCCAAAGATAGAATCTAGCCCTTAGAAACCACACATCAGCAGAATGCGCTCTTTGAAGGTCATAGGCTAGAGTAGATTCATCCATCCCAAATAGGATTTCACTTACCATCTAAATCACTCATTGAAACCTGTCAAGAAGGTAGGGCTGACCGTTTGCACTTCCTGCGATGGTTGCATCACTGGAAGGTTCGGGTCTCCGTATACTGTTGGTGTTGTACCAAACTGCTGTTGGAAGCCTCTGAAAGACTCCCTTACTCTCTTACGGTTTTCCTCATCTCTTGCCTTTCTGTTCCAATAAGCGTTAATTTGTCGCTGAAGTAGAAAGTCCTCTATGTAGTCGTTAATCATCAAATCGAACAATGCTTTCAATATGACAATGCCACCTACTGTGAGGACACCGAATATCATAGCCACTGGATAAGGGCCATAGGCATTTACGAATGTAGAGCCGTATTGTGAGAAGAAATACACATTGACTCCGCTAACTGCTCCAACAAAAAGAACAGTCATTATTAGTCTAGTATCTGTATCTATGCTTGGCATATTAATCACCTCAAGCAAAGTTCACAGAGACAGTTCCTGTGCCACTAATCTGAACGAATATTCCATTGGCTACAAGAACGCCATGTAGGTCTTGCTCAATAGTCTGAGCAGTACCTCCTGCGTGTAATACTATCCGAGCAACCTCCTTCTTGCCCGATGTTGATGAGTTGTTACTGTCCCATATCTTGACAGTCATTAGAGCGTTAGCCGTTGATGTAGCATGAACGCTCATTATCTTAGCATGATGCTTTACTGCTACTGTGCTAGTAGAAAGAACTCCTGTGGTGTTGCAGGTGGGAGTTGCCATCACTCTGCCCCCGACATCCTCTCCACTAGGTCGGCTTTCTTGCCATCAGTAGATAGTCCCTTTTCCTCAAGCATCTCTTTGAGTTGCTTTACTGTGTACTGTGAGTAGTCAACAGCCTCTTCTTCAACCTCTTCAGGTTCTTCTGCTGCTGGCTCTTCCTCTACGACAGTCTCCTCTACGGGAGTGTCTTTGATGAGATTAGGTATGAAGGTCTTCTTGGCTGATGGGAACAGTGCGGCCTTAACTGCCTTAGCATCTCCCTCTAGTCCAAACTCCTTCTTGAGTAAGTTTAGGTTGTACTCATTCAAACCGAGAACATCTGTTGAATCAGTAGAATCCAGTTCTACTAGAAGCCCTTCATCTCCTAGCATTCCTATCGCTATTCCCAAAGGAACAACAGTTTCCTCTTGCGCTGTTAATGCGTATGTGTTACCAGCCCTTCTAAGTAGAAGAGGGCCGGACACTCTATGTCTTGCTAACTTTACTTTTGCCATAATAACACCTTATTTTTTTTGTTGGTAGTAACCCCTGCCCTATTACGGGCAGAGGCTACTACTTTACGTTATCACTTAATCATTGTTATTTCAGAGATTACCATAGACACGGACTCTTACCATGCCTTCATCCCCTGTACCTGATTGTTGTGCAGAGCCAGTAGACAGGATAAGTTTGGCACTTGTTCCTGACTCGTATGCCCCTGCTGTACTGATGACGGCTCTTGCACTGTGTCCAATCTCCTCTACACCTGTTACGAGAACACAGTGTAGGGAAGACAGGCCCAATTCAGCAGCAGTCAGAGTTATTCCACCCTGAACGTATGCAGTTATGTTGACTATTGCATCAACTACATACTCGTCACCTGCGACCTTTGGGGCAGTTACGCCCTTATGGTCAGCAACTAGAGTAACTGCGTGTGTCAACTCTAATCACCTCAAGCACTCTTGATGTTGGTTATCTTTCCTTGTCCCTTGAAGAACGAACATCCGGTTTCACCCATCGTTCGGTACATTCCTTGGTTTCCAAGTTTGCCAACACCGAATGGGTTTCCGCTAGTGATACCATCCTCAAAGTATTGAGTAGGCTTCATCACCGATAGCCACAGATGGTCTGTGTCTAGGATGAGCAAGTCACTCAGAGTGTTGGTTGTGTTTGCACCAGTGGATGGCATGTCCTTGGTTGGGATGATTGGGATGTCGTAGTATGTTGCAACTCTGAATCCAACCTCTTGTCCCTTTACACCACGAACTCCGTTGTGGGTAGGCACAATCTCCTTCCTGTCCATGAATCTCTCTTGGCTTTGTAGAAGGTCAGCAAGATGCTGAACAGTGTCGTAGCCAGTCAAGATAACCTTTGGGTTTCCGCCGTTCTGCCTGATTCTCCTAATCATGTCATTAAGCATGGTCAGTGTTAGAACCCTAGCATCGCCAGCAGCGTATCCGTCACCGAAGTCAACCTCTGCATCCAAGAAGGAAGCAGTTCCAGTTGCAGCGTTACTTGAAACAGCCACAGTTCGGCTAGTACCGAATATCCTTACTACATCACCAACAACAGCAGACGAATCTCCGTTGTTAGCACCAGTATCCAATAGGTTTGCGTTATACATAGCAGCAATCTCACCAGCAGAGGAAACTATCTTCATCAGAGATGTGTAGTTTCGCTCGATGGTTGTTGCAGTTCCGTCATCATACCTCTCAAGAGGCATTACTAGCATCTTGCTCTGAGTCTCTGCGTGTAGTTTACCCATGTCCTCTCTAACGATTGCACGAATGTCACCAACACCGTCATCAATAGCAGCAAGTTCCATACCAAGTTCCGAGAACTCAAACAAGTGAGCAATCGTCTTTGGGCTGACGTATAGTTTCTCATACTGAGGTGCAATTGGTGGGATATCGTTTCCAGTTCCTAGAGTTGCGTTCTCACCAACACCACCAATCCTGTCTGCTCTTGGTGTGTCTGAACCCTCGCTACCAGTTCCGATTCCGAATGCAGAACCTGAGCCACCCTGCGCTCTGCTCTTTAGGACTCTCCATCCACTGGATGTGTAGGGTCTCTTTGCAAGCATAGCAAGAGGGTTAACCTCTTGGTTTAGCATAGACCATACTTTCTGTCCGTAGAGAACGTTGTATAGGTCTCCCAATCCACTAGCAGCAGAAAACGGGTTGCTTGCTGCATCGTGGGGCGTTCCGAAACCACCGACAACACCAGCAGCCTTTAGCAGAGCATTGCCCTGTGCGCCAGCATAGCCGTAGGTGGCTGCTTCTAAGTCTTTTACTGTGTTAATATATCCACTCATTTTAGTTCACCTTCCTTGCGAGGTTGTGTATGTCTCCCCATGACATCTCAGCAACCGCATCAGCAGTTGTTGGGAATCCTTCAGGTAGAGAGAAAGCGACTTCTGTTGCTTTCCTTATCTCATCATCCTTTGCAGTGAGGGACTTGCGTAGTTCTGCAAACTCCTCTTTGAGAGCGGCTACTTCTGACGAAGCATCGTACTCTGCTCTCTCTGCGGCTGATTTCTTGACTTCAAGTTCAGCAGCGAATCTCTCAGCAAATTGCTTCGATAGGTTATCGTAAGCCATTGCCTCTAGTTGCTCTGCCTTGTAAGCCTCGTAAGCCTTCTCTACGTTCTCGGCACTAAGGTCGAGAGTTGTGAAGTCAGAACCCTCAAGACCCTTAGAGACTGATAGTGCAGCAGGTGCTGCGACTGGCTTTCCATTTACTACAACGTTCTCGCCAGCCTCATAGTCTCTAGTTGAGTCTTCATCAAGAGCCTTCTCTTCCATATCCATGCTCTCAACTTCGTCTTCCTTCATAGACATTTTATCTTCATCCATGTCCATGCTCTCAACCTCTTCCTTTTCGGTCATCATTTTTTCATCCATTTTTTCATCCATTTTTTCATCTTCTTTTGCGACTTCTTCACCAGTGACTTCACGAACCTGCGTCAACAGACCGTTGAGTTCTTCCAATGCCTTTGTCAATTTCTCCGTCATTTCTTTACCTCCTTTCGCTTTCAAAATGTCGAATTTCGCTTCAGGGTTTATTCCTTTTTCACATATAGTAACTTCATGCAACTCCAAGTTGTCAATCTCGTTGTATTCCCCGTATTCCTCCGATTTCCTTTCTCTCTTTGATATCGCTTGTCCACCGATACTGAAGGAACGTAGTGTGCCTTTTCTGATTCCTCTGTTTATTTCCTTTGCCTTCTCTATGTCATCTCTCATCTTGATAACTACATAGAATCCGACACCATCTACACCTGTCTTGTGTAATGTACCATTGGAATCACGGTATTGCTCTATCACCTCTCCTACCTGAACGTTGGAATGATTCGACATGACATTTCTGTAAGACTTCTCACTCATGAAATCTTTAACTGCTTTTTCAAGTGCTTCTAGTGTAATCAAGTCATTCTGCTTATCTACTATTTCTATTGAAGCATATCCTCCAATTACTAGATTATCTGACTTGAGAATAGTAAAATCACTAGCACTCTCTTGTCTAATCAATACCTCCTGTTCAGCAAACACTCACAGCACCTATTCCTTTTACTATAAGAAGTAGGCGGTTATTCAGGTAGTTCTAAATTGCTAAACTTATCCTTTGTAATATCGATGATACCTTCATCAGAAGAATCCTCTAACATGTCTTGTTTCTTACCAGTAAAGACAATCCAAGACTTCTTTTCATCTAAAGGCACAACTCTGAAATGTATTCTAGTTTGGAACTTGTCTCCTTCCATCCTGTATTCGTGATAACCATCTCTTTGAACACCGAAGATAAGTTGACCGCTATCTATTATCTTTGAACTGTCTATCTTCTCCGACACTTTTGCAGGATACTTACCTGACTTACCAAACAAGTCAAAGATGTCTTCAGGCTTATCTATGTCAATTAACCAAGCCATTCTATTCTTATCTGTTTCAATCACAAAATCTAGATTACCATCTTCACGCTGTCTGACTTCAAACTCCCCTGCTAGTTCTTCATCCTCATCCTTTTCTATGTTCTCAGGTGATATATCGAACTTGTTAGGTGAAAGGAAAACAAAAGCATCTTGATTCTTCATCCAAGATAGAAGGTTCTTTGGTTTACCTTCAAAGATTTCATCATAGGCATCCTCTTCTGTAACCCTAAGTTTCTCCTCTAGGTCATCAAACTCCATTGCTTTTTGATTCTCTTCTATTATCTTTCTAATCGCAACTCTGAGTTTGGACTTCCTTGACTTCATTAGTTTCTCTAGTTGTCCCTTCCATTCATCCATATTGTAGAGAGCATTCTTCTGCATTAGTGAATCGCCATCGAATCCATAGATTGTGAATCCCTCTAGTTCATGTTTGCAGATTATCTCTGCTTCACCATGAACATAGTCTGTGACAAGATACTTCCTTATCTTCTTCTTGTCCTTTTTTTCTCTCTGTAATTCTGCAATGACAGTCAGGGGGTTTGCTAAGTCTGATGGTTTGAGGAAGGGATGCTTTGGCACTAGGGCTTTTTTCGTCTTAGTGGCTAGTTGCTCCAATGTTTCCAACTTGTCTGACTCCTCTACTTCAGGCAACTCTATGACCTTAGCAGAGTAGAGACTGAACCCCTTGCCCTTCTTAGTGACTTCATCAACCTTGACACGAATAATATCTCCGATGTCAACCTCTACTTTGGTATTCAATGCCTTACCAACAGGGAGGTAGTTCTTATCATCAAGTTCGATTGTCTTCATCTCTCTTGTTTGTTCGGCAGTCAATGGGCCTATGCCCATAGTGTATGAATGCAAACCGCTTTTGGTCTTCTTGTCCTCTAGCACTATAACATCCAAGTCTACGAACTTCTTCCACTTAATCCACTTAGGATTCTTCTTCCTGCCCATGTAGTATGTAGATTCAATGTCCTTGACAACAACTCCCTCTGAGGTCGGCATCTCCATTATCTTCTCTGCATACTCACCAACTTCCTCCATAGAGTCAGCAATCCTTGTATCCTTCTTGGAAGGGAAAGCCAACTCTTCAGAGGAATGCTGAGAGTATTGGTAGAACATTATGTTGATTCTTTCCCTAAGTGGTTCATCCATCAAGTCCTTCCCTTCATGCTTCATGACATCAAAAACATGCGCTCTGAGTTTCGCATCAGGTATTTTCTTCTTGAAGATGTGAGTTATCACACTTGCTCGGTGAAGGGCATCCTTTCCTTGGAATAGAAGAAGTTCACCATCCAGTATACAGTCACCTATTCCTTTCTTCTCCATTCTTTCTACAATCTCAGGACACTTATCGGTAATATCCTTCTCATTGTAAGAGTATATCTTTATGTTATCTCCCGTCTTGTGAATCTGTATTCTCATCCCATCATACTTCTCTTGAACGACAAACTCCCCACTAAGACCCTTAATGTCCTTCATGTCATCTAGTTCAAATATTCGATACATCGGCTTGTTCGGTATGATGAAATCTATCTCCTCTTTCTCCTCTTCTGACTTGGCAATGTCAATCTCCTTCAGAGATTCCCATTTGTCCTCCGAGTAACTCTCATCGTATACCTCCTCTAGTAATTGCAGTGCTTCTCTGAACTTTCCTTGCACTCTCCTAGAGTCCTTATCATCACCGTAATGCTCGATGATATAGAGAGGTATGTCCTTCTCCTCTAAATCCAAACCCATGTATCCCTGTGTTATCTCATCAGGTTTGAGTTTCGCCTCCTCCCATGCTTTCTTAGGCACAGGATTAGAATGACTTCTCAATGCATAATGAACGAAGGCTGCAAATGTTGCCTTGTCATCTAATAGAACATCTAGAACCTTATCGCCTAGTTGCTCTGAAAATGGGTCTGCTGCTCCCTTTGATTCAAATCGCATTTTCTTTACGTCTTCGTACACCCTTCTTGCAAGAAGACTCTCTGCATCGAACACCTTGTCATCGAAGAGTTCCTTCTCTGTGATATGCTCTTTCAGTTCAGATGCAAACTCGCCTAGACCATCGTACTCTTCACGAATGGACTTGACAGTTTCCTTCCACTTCTTACCGTATTCCTTCGGGTTCTCCTTTGCAGATAGGTATGCATAACGCACCCTCTCAAAGAAATCTAGAACTCTTTTAGATAGAGCCTTAGTTTCCTTCTCAAAGGATACGCCTGATGTTGTCATCCACCATCAAAACCTTCGTGATTCGGGGCTTCTCTCAATATCTTTAGATGGAAGGCCACTTGTTGTTAACATACTGAGTTTATCGACTTCTCTTTTCAAGTCGTTACCAATTCTAGTTGCCTTGTCTCCACTAGCCTCTCTTAATAGGGCTGCAAGTTCGCTTATCCTGTTCATTGATACGTTCATCGCACCACTTGTTACATCTCTTGTTTGTTGCTCTGCCATCACTTTCAGCAAGTCATCAACAGCAGCCAAGATGGATTTTTTCATAGTTCCATCATTGGTCTTATCCTCCTTGCCATCGATGTTGCTCAATTGAGGCATCTTCTCCTCAGAAGGATTCTTCTTGGGTTTCTTGACTTTCATCTCCTCTCCCATGACATCCTCATCGAGTTTCAATCTTCCAAGATGCCCTGCCTCTTGTAGAATCTCTTTGGCTTTCAGTATTGCTAGTTCAACTATTTTCTCTTCTTTGGTAACTCTCTCAGGCATTCATCTCACCCCATTTTCTCCGTCATCTTGCGAATCTCATCCCAAGACATTTGACCACCATCAGGGACTTGTGTATTGCCCATTGCTGGTGTTGGAGTCTCACGAACAACATATCCTGACTTCATTAGTAGGTTGTCCTTGTTGTATACTGCTTGTTCCAAGGCATTGACCTTGTTTACAAGTTCTTTCATTAATAGTAACATCTCATCTTTTTCTTCTTTCTTGCTCATACTTTTCCTTCTCCTTTTAGTTTGAATGTAAGTCTGCCATCGGTTGCGAATATTGCGCCGTAGCCCATGCCACCATATAGTTCCCTTGCCATCTCTTGTGCCTTCTTTTCTGTCATTTTCAAGTCAGTAAGTTTGACATCTGCATAATCCTTTTTCTTCTTACCTGCTTCTCTTATGATTGGGTCTATCTTTTCTCTGAATAGGTCAACGTACTCAGCCCTCGATAAATCATCATTAGCGTTATCCTTGAACTCTGACTCTCTAGGATTTCTTATTGGTGGTGCTTTTCTAACTGGTGCATCTAGGTATATCTTACTCATCTCCCTAGATTTTTTATTTCTAGCCCTAATCTGTGCTAGTAGGTCTGACTCTTTATCCTCAGTTCTCTTTGCTGCATCTGCATCCTGTCCAGTAGAAGCAGTTGTTGAAACTCTATCCATAGGCTCTTTATGCCCCGGCACATGCCTTTTTACAATATTTTTCCAACTCATTCCTTCTCCTCCTTGTCACCCTTTGGGTATGCTACGCTCCTGATTTGGTCATAAAGCGTTTGATAGTCTTTGCGAAGTTCGGCAGCACTTGCGAGTATGTCTAGGTTCTTCTCACGAAACGACTTCATCTTCTTTGTGAGCAGTTTATCCGTCTTGACTAAATCGAGTTCTTCCATTTCCTTGATGACTTCCTCTAACTTTGTCATCTCCTGTCCCATGTACTCAGTTGGCTGAGTTGACTGAAGAAGTTTCTTTATCTTCTTCTTTTGTTTTGGCTCTAGTTTCTCTAGAAACTCGGAGGCTTTCAGTATCTCCTGCCATGTCATGTGATTGCCTCCTGTGTACGCTCAGTTAATTTTAATTGCCCTCTTTTTGCCTTTTCCAAGGTCGAATTGATAATTACCTACTGTAACTTTAACAAGTTGCTTCATCTTCTTTCTTGTTTTTTCCAACTCATTTACTTTGTCATCTTCTACTGCATTGTTTCTTAAATTTACAACATGCTCTAATATTTCTTCAATTTTATCGATTATCTGAGAAACAGTCTTTCCTAAATTTCCGAAGTTATCAAACACTTCAAGTTCTCCTAGATATGAGAACCCTGATGTAATATCTTCTTCATCGTCTTGGGGTTTGTATTCCCAAGTAGTATCTTTACTGTCAATAGTAGATTGAACCTTTTTCTTTTTCTCACCCTTTCCATCATAGAATACATCAGGAAGGTCTTTCTCTTTTTCCTGTATTGTTTTTCCTTTTTGACCTCTGACCTTTCCTAGAGACTCAAATATTCTTCTTGTGGCTGCTCTGCTTTCAGGGGTGCTTTCAGGGAACTTGCCATCAACATAGTCCATGAATAATTTCTTGGTCATTTTCTCTTTAGCCTCTTTTCTCTCATCTTCATCTTCGATGTCTTTAGTTTTCTTCTCGGCCTCTTCCTCTACTTTTCTGCGTATGAAGTCAGGAATGCGTGATTGACTAGGTTCTGATTTGGAAACTGTCTCTTCCTGTTGTTCCTTTAGTCTATCTAAAGTAAGAACAAGTTGTCTGAATTGCCTTAGCAACATGTTAGGGTCTTCACCTAATTCATCCACATCTATTCTCTCACTATCTCTCAACATTTCAACCAATTGATTGAGTTTGCCTCTCGTCATCTTCTTTCCGGTAAGTAGACTCCTTGGCATATCAGCAGCAGCCTCAAAGAATTCTCTTATTATCTCAAGAGACTCTTTGCCATTGTATTCTTTTTCTTCTTGACGATACTCGGCTGTATCTTCACTCATCTGTCTAAACTGTGATAGCAAACCCTCCTCGTCTTGCTCCATTGTGTCATACCCCTTGAAGAATAGAGCCAATATTTCATCAGGTGCAGTTTGCTTTAGAAGACTCTGATAGAAGTTGTCTATCTTTTGCTTGCTTGTGCTTCTAGGAAACAAGTACGACTTGACGAACTCTCTCATTGTCCCTCTCATGTCTGAATCTGTGACATCACCTGTTCGGCTGAATGTCTCTAGAATCTCCTTCCACATCCTGACTGTCTTGGCGGTAGCACTACGGCGTTTCTTATCTGCCTCTGCTACTTTCTTTCCCTCTTCGGCTTCTTGCTCTTTCTTTCGTTTCTTCTCTTCAACAAGTTGCATTCCAGTCGTGCCTTCCTCTTCTGAGGGGTCTAGTTCTATATCATCCTCTTTCTTAATACGCAAGATATCCATGAAATCCTGCGCCATCTGAATCATCCCCAAGGGTTGTTTGGTGTTCTTGACCGCTTTTTCTTAGGTAGTAGGATTGCATCAGGAACATCTGCTGAATCAGGTCTCTCCTTCTTCACAGCATTAGGGTCAACGCCACCAACAGAGAAGTCTCTGTTCTTCGTCACACTTCTGCTGTGGTGAGCGTATTGCTCTGCTCTTGCGTTCGCCAGTTCTCTTTCCAATTCTCTTACTCCTTTCTTTTCTTCTGTCATTTCTTTTCCTCCTTAATCAAATATATCCTGAACTTGAATGGTGTTTTAGTTTTTTCAATGCTGCAACTTTTTGTTTGAGTTCTCCTGTAATACGAGTAAACTCTCCCTCATCTTTTGCATCTTTCAATTCTTCAGCCAACTCAGAAATATCAACATGTAAATTATGAACATCTCTTATCCTAACGTTAATGTTACGGTTTGGATTCATGTGGGCAGTAAAATTACTTCTCTTCCCTTGTCCTGCTTTTGTTCTTCCATAAGGATTATCAGGATGCAAAGGGTCATCTAAAATGTAATCTGGAATGCCATCAGTAGTCCGAACAGACTTAACTAAATCATCTATCGCTAATAGAAATTCATCCATAGTTTTCTTCATAGCACCTTCTCTTAATGCCTTGAAATCCTTAGCATCGATGTCTCCATCTTTGTCTTTATCGAGTTTTTTCTGACCACCATAAAGCGTCTTCTCCATTTCCTCTTCTGCAACAGCAGGGTCAACAGGATGTTCCCTTGCCTCATGCATATCTTTAGCGGGTTTGATTTTACCCTCTTCTGTATCCATCATATCACCACCAGCATCAGGCATGTCCATATCAGTTTGCTTAATTATGCTCCACCATTCCATTTTATCACCATTTTACTTTGTTCGCCCAATACGCAGCAGAGGTCTTCCCACGCTTGATGTTCTTAGCATGACGAGCCTTGAACGAGGCTTGCTTCTTTTTTCTCTTTCCCTTTGGATTCTTCTCGGTTACTGTATCAGCACCTTGTTGTCCAAAACGAATAGTCTTGACTTTCTTTCCATCTCTGACAACCACTACATGTGATTTAGTAGGATGCTTAGGAGTTCTCTTTGGTTTGCTGAAACCACTCACACCTGCTCTTTTCAAAGCAGGGTGTTTCTCCCTCTTTAGTGTATCAAACCAATCCATAGATTTCTTGTATCCTGAAGCATAAGCGGCTGCTGCTTGTCTCTCCGCATCCTTTCGGTTGCGATAGACCTTGCCCTTCTTGCCCCACTTGTATCCTCCTTTGACTTTACGAATCGGCATGATAATCACTTCTGAGAGAACTTTCTTCCTGTTGGGACATGTTGCTTTCCTTTCTTACGACCCTTTCTTTTCTTTCTATCTTGATAGTCCAATGTCTTCTTTGGGGTTCTTTTGTATGTGGCCTTTGGCATGTATCTCCCCTTTGTTTTGGAAGGTGCTTTCTTGCCCTTCTCCTTTGCACGATGTTGCTCTTGACTTCCCCACTCCTCATCTGTCCAAGTAGCCAAGTCCTGTTGTGTCTTCTTCTTGGCCTTGAGAGTTGTAAACCAATCAGTCACGATAGCCACCACCTGCTTTCTTGTATCTCTGAGCAAGCAACTGTGCCTTCCTCGCTGACCACTTACCAGCAGGGCCACCTTTGCTACCTGCTTTGATTCTCTGAAACATCCTCTTTCTCATACCGGGCTTTGTGTAGTTTCCTGCTTGATTTACTTTGGACTTGCTTTTTCTTTTCTTGTGCAGGATATCTTGCCACTTCTCAATCTTAGATTCAGATAGATATACATCAGCAATCAGAAGTCCTGCTTTCTTCCCAACCTCTATATCACTTGGATAGTGGTTTCCCATTTGAACTCTAGAGAGCGATATCTTCTCTGCCATCTTATTCAATTCCTCTTGCTTGTCAGGATACTGTTTTCCTAGAATCTTTGCTAAGGCATGGGCCTCTATTGCATGACCACTTGGGAAAGAAGGACTGTCATCTGTGTCTGTGACAGAATCTATCTCATCTGAAATCTCGTAAGGTCTTGGTCTGCCGTACTTGACTTTCAGTTTGATGGTGTGGATATCGATATCCTCAATCAAATCCTCTCTGTCTTCTTTCTCCTCACCGACAATCTTCAACATCATCTCGTTGTTGTTTTGGTCTAAGTCCTCTATCTCATCCTCGTCAATTTCTTTTTTCTTCATTATGGCTAGAACCTTTGGAAGTTCTTCCTCATTGTCAGGATGCTCATAATCTGGAAAGTCTACTTTGAAAGATGGCTCTGACTCAAACAGTCTTCTCTTCTCCTCAGATAGATTCTCAGGAGTGAACTTCGATTCTTCTTTGATTGCGTCAAACCAACTCACTTCTTTCCCTCCAAGTATTTCCGTATTCTTTCATCTGTTTCTGCATTGAGTTTGTCTATCTCTTCCTTCCACTTCCTGACAAACTCAAGTATGTCGCTCAACCTACTCTCCTCTCTGTCCGTGAATCAACGTTCTCATTACCTGCTTCTCTAGGTAATCCTGTGAATCTCTTATCAGGGCCAGTTTCCATAGATGGTTTGTTTCTAGTTTCCCCACCGCCTTGACCACCCATCAAAGCCTGTTCTTGTAATTGTCCTAATTGACTTGCATCGATATCAGTTCCTGCGTATGGGTCAGTTTCAACCTCTTCTTCTGCTCCTTCCTGTGGTGGTGCTTCGGGTTTAGGGTCAGGCTTCTTGAAAGTGAATCTGCCTTCGTCATCCATATCAACCTCAAACCCTAGATTCTTGATTGACGCTGCTACGTTAACCTCAATCTCTCTCTTTCGTAGTTTGGCAATCTCATCCTCTTCCTCTGAAGGCGGTAGTTTTAGTTGCCAGTCTGTGATTCCAAATTCCATAGTCATGAATGGGAAGACATACTCATTCCAAATCGTCTGTGCCATCTCAACTGCTCTGTTGGTTACGAGTATCTGCATACCCTCGTTGTTGAGACCACCACTTGCAGAGTTGTCTGCCATGAAGATTTTACTTACTCCGTAGAAGGCAGCGATTCTATCCCTCAAGTCTTCCTTGACTTGTATGTAGTCCATCTCCTTGAGACTATCCATGAACTTGACCCATTCAACTGCTCCCGTTTTTCCTTCACCTTCTATACCCATTACTGGAATGAAGTGAGGGTCTTGTTCCATCTTCTCTTTGACACCACGCCAAAAGGACTTCATCGATTCCATGTTTCTAGTTTGAACTGCTAGTATTCCCCTTGGCATTCTAGCCTTTGTGTACGAGGAGTTGACATAGTTCTCCATAGCGATGAGCGTGGTGATGTGATTCCACAGAGTCATTATCGGAGACTGGCCGTAGAGTCTTGATGGTGCATACTTGCTGAAGTGTAGAACTTCTCCATCAATGAAATACTGCTCCTTTCCATTTGCCCTATTGACATAATGAACAGGATGTAACTCAGAACCACACATCTCACAGGAGTCAGTCATTGACTTGCTGATGAAGTTTCGATGGTTCAGACAAGTGAATCCCTCACATCCTCTCTCACCATTCTCATCAGCGTAAATATACATGCTAACAGGGTCTCCACGATAGACCTCCTTGATTCGATGCATACGGATATCCCCGTTTCCATCTACGAAGTATTCCTTCACCATGATTAGATATGCATCATCCATTATGTTCAGGTCGTCTTCCATCTCTTTGAGAACATCAACGAACATCTGTTCTCCCTTGTTGACATATCCATCGAGTAGTTTCTTGATATACTTCAACTGGTTTCTATCGGGTTTGATTAGATTTGTGCTTGCACAATCAACGCATTCTGTTACTGCTTGTTTGTGTTCCTTTCCACACTCACCACAGCGAGCAGTAAATTTCTCTTCCCAAACATATCCTCTTCTGAATATCTCGTTCTTCAACTGTGTGATGCATGTCCTAGCAATGACAGATTGATATGTGACATGGTATATTATCGGGGCTGTTATGAGATAGGATGTGTCTTTCTCTTGTATTCCCGGATTGTATATCGTTCTGTCTTGGGGCTTCGGTGTTGTTCTGCGTGTTAATCGCTGAAACAACGAGGGTCTTTTTTCTTCTACCATTTTATTCTACCTCGTTCTTTACTATGGATTCTAACTTGTCCATTTCTATTGTCTTGTCATTGTCGTAATACTTCGCAACAGTGTCAATATCAATGTTGTATTTTGCGAAGTCGTAATTCTTATCGTCTTTATGATTCTCATACTTCATGAGTTTGAAGAGTTCTTCCTTGCGAGCATTATACCAAGATGCCTTCTTGTGGCTCTTCTTCATACGAAGCAACTCAACCAATATTTCTGCGTTCTTCTTCTTGAGTTTGAAGTAAGGCATACACTTGCTTAGTATTTCAGTAACGTCATTGCGAGAGTAGAAGTTTAATCTGTTGATTGGCTTGGTGTCCTGTGGTGATTTTTGGTCTAGGTGTAGCCTACCACAGCCTAGTGACTTATGCATCTCTAGCATGAAGGCTTTACCTCTGTCTCCGGTGGCAACCAAACCAACTCTAGGATTGTGGTTCTTGTCCATTGTGATATATCCATCTGAGTCGATGAAGGCAGCAGTGTAGGCATATATGTCCTTCTTTATCTCATCACTCATCTTGTATAATGCGCCATCTACGACTGTCACATTAGCAGAACGTGCCATCTTGGATATCATAGATGGTGATGTCTTTCTGAAGAGATTGGTTGGTAGTCTCTCATGAACTTGCCTAGCAGAGATTCCTTGTTCCTCACTAACTAGTTTTACGATGTGTCTCTTAATGAGTTCCTTTGGCCCTATGTTGACTACATATTTTTTAATTGTAGAGTTTACTTCTCTCTTTGTGCTTGCCATTTCTTTTGTCAGCCTAGCATACTCTTCACCATAGGCCATTCCATCTCTGTCTAGCCTTGCCTCCCAATATTTGCATAGGGTGTCGATTATATCTCTACGAGTCTGCTCATCATGAATCAAAGATAGTTTGATTATATTCTCCTCCGATAGAGTCAAATCTTTCAACGCAGGTTTGTATTTTCTAATCCAATATATTTTGTTTATATTTTCATCTAAATGATTAGAGTATGCGTTAATTAGATTGTCTATTGATTTCGTGACTGCTATCTTTGGCTCTCCCTTCAGAGTTCTACGATAAGTTCTCAACTCCTTTATCATGAGAGGGATGTCCCTTCCTTCTATCTCATATTTCTTCAATGAGTTACTCATTGCCTTTCTAGCCTCAGATAGACCAACGTTGTATTCCTTTGCGAATTTCTTCTCTATCTCAAAATGACTACTTAGTGGTTGATTATCTAACCATTCACTTTTGAGCGATTCTGTGAGTTCTTTCTGCCTCTCTTGGAGTTCCTCTTCTTGGTCAGCGAGTGCAGCCGCTTCCCTGAGTTTATCTCCTTTTTCTCCCACATCTTCACCTCAAAAGTTGATACCCATTACACCGGATACACTACGCCGAGTAGTGGTAGGTTCATCAAAGATGTCCAAGTCATCCAACAAAACAAACTGTTCCCCTGTTCCTTGAGCAGCAGCATTTGCCAATGCTAAACTCATCACTAAATCGTCATGTGCGCCGACTCCCTCAAACTTACCACTTGTAGTTATTGAGAACATCGACAGTTCCTCAATCAAAGCACCAGTCAGTCTTCTACTTGCATTATCACCATACGGCATGATTATCTTCTGATTCTCTATGTTCATCTGAAGATTTAGAATTATCTCCTGTTTCTTCTTTCTAGTTGTGTTGAAGTCTCTGACATTCAAATCTGTCATGTTCTTTAGTTCCTGTGTGAATGCCTTTGCGAACGTGTTAGTCTCAAACAGAATCTCTTCCGGCTCAAACACCTTGCCAATCAAACGTATCTTCTCTATGTTCTCTCTGAACTCTATGTTCTTTGCTCTATCAACATGAACGATTGCCTTGTTCTTATTCTCATCTACCTCTAAGACAGTGATTACGTTGTAGTCACCATCGGTGGAGATAGCAGGGTCAACACCAACATAGTATTTGTAGCCCTTGTCTTTTCTATTGCCTAGTTTCAAAATGTAATCCTTGTTCTTACACTTCTCGATAAACTCAGGATTGAAGAGAGCAGTTCCAGTGGAGATTGGAACACATAGATACTCTCTTGTAAACTTAAGAGAACCTATCTCTGCCTTCCTCTGCATGAGTGCATCGAAGTCCCAACGGTCAGGCCAAAGTGGTTCATTCAACGCATTGAGACATGGGTATTTCGTGACAGTATATGCCTCGTTCTCTTCTAGTTGTGCGAAGATGTCTGTGTAGGTAAACGGTGTTCCAATCATCCTGAGTTTAGAAGTGTGATGCAAGGTCGGAATCATATCACCGAAGAACCAGTCAGTAACTCTCTGAATACCAGCGAGGCTGAATTCCTTCAAGGGGTCGTCAATGATAATCTCCTGTGGGTGAAGACCACGAATCTGAGAACCAACGGAACGCTCTAGAATCGCATTGCCGTTGGTAAGTTGAATGTTCCCAATCGCCCATCCACGACTAGGCTTGAATTGTTTCAACGCTGGATGGTTGAAGTATCTGTCAATCTCCCTCATGTGAACAAGTGTCTGCTTTTGGTTCGATGATATGTATAGCATCTGAAAGGGAGGCTCTTGGAATATGAGATTCCATACAACCCAACAATGCATGAAGACTGACTTTCCGTGGTCTCTGCTACAAACGATAACTGTCCTGTCTGTCTTCTCCATAGACTCTAACCACTCTTTCATGTATTCAGGATACATCATACCCAACACGTTCTGAAAGAAATATGGGAATGAGTTTCTAGATAACTCCATATCCATACTAGATACAAAATCCAAGTTGTCTAGTTCAGGCACTAAATTAGCCCCCTCATCATTGGGAAGAACCATGATGTGTTCTTCATTATGCCCCAATCATCACCATAACGTTCAGTGAACTTGTCAGTCAGTTCCTTCGGAATCCCCATCATATCCTCTCGTTGATAACCTGCTCTCTCATTCATAGCAGTCCACTTTGCCTGTGGCATCTTCGTTGCACGAAACCCTGCTATCTTCGGTTTGTTGCCAAGTAGATTCTTTCGATAGTTCAACAAAGCCTTCCAGTTTCCTCCACCTTTTGGTTTGTCTTTACTCCTAGCCTTCATGCCTCCGAGTATGGCATAGTCTCCCATGTCAGTATACCCTGCAATTGCGACTACTTCTCCATCATTTGTTCTGACTATCCAATTGCGTATGTCATACCATGAAGGTGCTTGCCTTGAGAATGGGTCATCAGGGTTATCCCTATTCCACATGCGAATTGCTTCTGCTTCAGAAACTTCCTTGATTTGTATGTCTGCCATTTCCTCACCTGAAGTTTGCTTTGAGGAAATAGACCCCCTCTTGTGGAATGCCGTACTTAGTCCCAATATTACTCATTGAGTCTAATTCCTTGACAACCTTCTCTACTTCCATAGCAGACATGTCTACATTGTACTTGTCGTTCATCAGGTCTATCGCCTCTGAAACCGCATCGTAGTTTTCTATATTGGACATGCCGTAGTAAATCGGCTTCCCTAGCATCTTTCTGATTTCATCGTGAGCCTTGAGAATCAATGTCTGTTCTTCGGACTTCGTTATCTTCAAGTCCGTTTCTGCTTGTACTATGTTTCCAATCAGTCGTTCTGAACCCTTGACCTTAGCCTTGTATGTCTCCTTGTTGGATATGAGATGATTGAGAATTGCCTCAAATGGATAGACCTTGCTTGCCTCATAGTCCTTAGCCCACTCGCTCGTTGGTTTCTTACTTCCTCCTAGCCCGAACTCTTTGGCATCCAAGCCTGACTCATCGAATATATTGTGCAAGAAGTTTCCAAACTCCACATTGACAGCATTTGTTATCTCACCGTCATAGATGTCATCTATCTCATCTGCTAGTTTCTTGGTTGTCTGCAACAACTCCTCTTGCTTTGACCCTACATTCAGGCCAGTCAGCAGTTGGGTGAAGTCTCGTATGTTCTCTATCTGACCTAGACTTAGACTGAACTCGTTGCTCTCCATTCTTAGAAGTGCTATGAGTGGACTCACCTCTGCGTTAGTCTCCATCGCTATGTTCTCAATAGGCCGACTACCAATTTTCTCAATGAACTCAAGTGGTATGTCTGATGGCTTGAACTTGCTTCTGCTAGGCTCTATGTAGAAATCCACTATCGCTTTTATTAGGTCTTCAAACTTATCACCTATATTCAGCCTGTTCAGTTCCTTGATGTGAGTAAGCCCTGCTCCTGCTCTACCGAATGAGGCTCTAGGAGAACGTGCTTCTCTCATAGTCTCGCCTTCCTTCGTTTTCCTCTCCTGCTGTCCAAGACCAACACTGCCAGCCTTTGAGCGTCTTTCAAAATCAGTACCGAACTCTATGAACTCGTTGACCGTTTCCAAATACTTCTGAATTCTTCCGTGAACCTTAGCATCATCATCTGAAGTTCTACCTAGTTCCTTCATTACTGGAAGATACAATTCCCTTACCGAGCCAACCTCCATCTGCTGCAAGTCCTTTATGTGACTCTCTAAGCGAGGTATCAAGTCACCCATATCGATGATAACAAGACCAGTCTTCATCCTTCTTTCAATTTCACGCAACTGCTTCTTTACAGATGCTCCTGCTACTAACGCTCCTGTGTCATCCCTCTCTGCTGCGTAGGCATATAGAGGGTCTACCTTTATCTTTGAGAATGAGTTTATCTTATCCTTCAACTCATCTTCACTGTCTAAATTATCTAATTCGTCAACCATTGCAGCATAGTCCTCTGTTGATATGTCGTCTATGGTCTTCTTGTCTTCGTCAAGCATTGTGATATCTGCTTTTGGTAATTGTGCATTCTCTTTCAGGAACTCCATTAGAAGTGAGATGGCCTTGTCTTCTATATTGGCTATGTCTTCAATCTCCACTCTTTCGTAAAGGGCAATGTAGTTCAACTCCTCGACCTTGAAAGCGACAAACTCATCGAAGACTTTCTTCAAGTCATCAGAATACTTATCGCTAATTTGGTCAATGGCATCCTTGAAGGCATTGTGTGCTTCCTTGAAATCCTCAAACTCAGAGTTTATTTTCTTCCAATAGTTGTAGATTTCTTGTCTTCTCTTTCTGTCCTTGGTATCTACTCTGCCCATTATCTCAGAAGCCCTTAGTTTGGAAATGCTATACCTCCCCTTGCCCTCTGACTTTTTCTGCCCTAATTCCTTAAGCATGATTTTGAATGGATACATGATAGGAATGAGATATTCAGGTATTGAAGTATCTAGAATCTTAATTGCTTTGTCTGTGTCCATTTTGTCAAAACCCAATCTGATGTTTCTCTGGACATAGTTCTCCCATCCTCTATTCCTAGTTAGCGTTCTTTTCGGGCTGCGAAATCTGTCAAAGTAGAACTTGACTATCTTCTCATCCAATGGTTCTCCTCTTAGCCTGAACAGTCCTAGTATGTCTAGCAAGTCCTTGTCTTGCTTGACCTTGTTGATTATTTCAGAGGCAGTCATCTTGACTCTCTCTGAGCCACCTGCTTCTGATACTGCCTCAAACCCTAGAACTATTACTTCCTCTAGAATCGGCTTTCTCTTTCTTGCTGGAATCTGCTTGAAACTTGGGAACTTCTCTTCTACCTCATCTGCGACATCCTCTAGAACCGCTCTAGGTTTCTTCGTTGTTCCATCTGCATTTAGAATGAGCCTACCTTGAAGGTTCTTCCCCCTCATTATCGCAATGTCGCTAGAGCCTCTAGAGTTTGACTTGCTCTGCAAGTAGACGTAAAGCACATCATCGGGGAAGGCTTTCATGTCACGGAGTTTCAACTTCTCGGTGACTTTTTCTTTAGGTGCAGGGGCTTCTCCTATCTCCTCCTTGAGCCTAGCAATCGCTTCCTCTTTGTTGAACTTAGCAGGTGCTGGCTCTTCTACTTCAACTTCTTTTTCTTCAAACTCTCTAGTATCAGGGTTATACTGTCTTCTCTTGACTTTCTTTTTCTTTTGAGTGTATTTGTCAACTCCCCTTCTCTTCAGTTCTGCTATGACTTCATTATACGTCATCTCATCAGGATTTAGTCGCTCAACTGTCGAGTCGGTAGTCTTAGGATTACCTTGCTCATCGAAGTGTTCAGCGTTTAACCTATCCATATATGCTTCAAGAGCATCCTCTCCACCTTCCATGAGGAAAGAAAACGCCCTGTTCAAATCGACTTCGGGCTTCATTCACGCACCCCCTGTGATATCTGAATCCAAATCGCAGGTTCTACAAAGCCACCATCGGGACTAGGTATCTTAGTACCCATGACCTTGCCCTCTGCACTGATGTCCTTCATTCTATTCTTTACGTTGTCAAGAAATGCTTTCCTTACTTTAGGGTACAACTCGATAACTAAATTCTTGAAATCCTCACTGCTAATATTCCCTTCTTTCAAGTCTATCTCATCTATACCATCAACAACTTCACCATCATTAGTCTTATATTTTTCATATATTGCTTGATAGGAGTCAGAGGCGAAGTATTCACTCAATCTCTTTATTGTGATGACAATCCTATCTAGTGTTCCATCGTTTGCTGGACTAGGAGTTCCATCAGATTTTTCAGATGGAGTCAAATCGTCTTTTATTGCGTCTTCAAGAATAGACCAAGCATCAGAAACCTTCTCTTCTGTGAAATATCTGAGTTTGGGTTTGTCTGCATTGAGAGATTGCATTCTGTTTGTTTCTCTATTGAGTATCATCTTTTCTAAAGCATCTTCTACCTCATCGAGATTCCCGACCTCTTCCTCAACAGCATCCATGTTCTCAAACTTATCATTGATTCCTAGTTTCTTTATGGCTGCGGTGAAGTTCTTTACAGAGTCATTCTTTATTGCTTCGACTAACTCATCCCTTATCTCTTTGGTCATAGCGTTGGTTGTGTCACCCGATACCTCTGCCATCACTTCTTTGAATGCGGCATTCGCATCCTCGTCTGCCTTGATGTCTGCAAACATCCTTCTCTTTGCCTGATTGCCCTTTCTTGAGAGACTGTCATACTTGTTTCTGTTGTCTTCCCTGAGTTTGATTCTCCTTTGTTTCTCCTCATCGGACTCGCCTTTAGGCCCAAACCAATTCTCTATGTCTTCCTTGTACTTATCGTAAATAACGCTTATACTTGGCTCGTCTATTATTTCGTCTATTATCTTCCGCAAGGCTCTTTCCTCTACATTGCCACGCTTCTTGTAAGAGGTCGGAACTGCGGATTGATTCAACTCCTCGTTCTCTAGTACGAACTCCAAGGCAGGTGACATTACTCTAGTTCCGAACAAAAGCAGAGTTCCTGAATCCTTGCTATCAGTGATGAAGTCTCTCTTCTTGTCTCTAACCGAGGAGACATTCATTATCTTCTTGATGTAGTCAATTGCTATATCATCACTGATGCTAGTTCCAATCTCTACTTGAGGCACACCGCCTATCTTGAGAATCTTCTTGATTTCAACTAGTTCAGGATACTTGTCCTCTGCATCGCTTAGAATTGCTCTTCTCAGAGTCTTGTTCGTCTGTATGAATCTCCTTACTCTTTTGTTATTGGCATCTAGTGCGCCTTCATACTTTTCCTTACCTCTTCCTTGTAGGATTGTTAGAAGTTTTTCATAGTTTTTCTTCTCAATCATTTCCTTTACATCAGAAGTTAAAGTGTTCCTAACATTTCCTTCGCTGGTCTTTTTTGGTTTTATGTCATTCAATCGAGCAATGACCTTATCGACATCATCCATAGGTTCATCTTGTAACTTGAAGTCTGTTCCTCCGATGTTCACGACTTCCCCCTGAAGAAGTTTCTTGGCTTTCTGAACATTCCTAATTGTGTAATTATCTAACCCGTCTTTAGTAAACTCTGCCCAAGTATCATCATTAGACGCTGCTTGCCAAATCTGAAATGTTGGTGTGCCTCGCTTCACTGGAAAGTTCTTCACTTCCTGTTTGCCGAAATCGAAAAGATTCGCATCCTTCGTCTTTGCAGACTCCCTCTGTCTGCGAAGTTTCTCATCCCTCTTTCGATGAAACTTCTTTCTCTCTTCGTTGTAGCCCATAATTTGAGGTTTCACCTTCTTTGGCTCGATTTTCTTTTCCTTGAGAACGTCTTGCCAACTCATTGTAACTTCTCCTGCATCTTATCCCTTACATCCAACCAAACTTCAGGATGGTTCTGTGCTAGAACCTCCTTGATGACCTGCATCTGATGAACGATGATAGTGTCTTGCCTCTTATGCACCAGTTTGCCCTTGAACTCTAGCAAATACTTCAACGATTCACGAACTTCCTTCGCTAATTTCGTCAACGAGTCGATATATTTCGGGTCTGTTGAGTCTTCAGCAAAAAGTGTATCAATTTTTTGCTCCAATCTCTGAACATTCACACTGAGAGTCTCGATTTCGTCAACTTCTCTAGTTGCAATCAGATTTGCAGCAGATTGTTGGACAATTGGCTGAAGATGTTTATCCATATGTCGCATGACTTGAGCCTCAGAGCAGTTTAGCATCTCTCCGACTGCCGAAGGAGTCACTTCTCCGGCATGAAGTTCCGCTTCTATCTCATGTCTCATGGGACTTGTGCAAATATTGCAACTAGGATTGGCAGATTCCACATATCCGCCCATGTGATTCCTCTGATGCTTTGCTGTTGTGCCACTTTTCCAGTTCATTTGTTGGTCGAGAGCGTCTGCTGTGTAATTCATGGCTTCCAAATCAGCCTCAAGTTGACTTCTATCCTCATGCATACAGAGAGGACACCGCTTTCTCGTAATCATCTTAATATTCTCCAATCTCTGATATTATCTTAGTGCCTTCTAAATCCAAGTTTTTAATATCTGAAAGTAGTTTATCCAGCCACCTCTTATTGATTTGGTTTAGTTCAAGGTTGGGTTTTTCTTCGTCAAAGAATGCCTTCTCTTTAACCAAAAACCCCGGCCAATACCAAACATCTCCTTCTTCGTCAATAATCTCATTAGGGTCATTAAGTAAAACATCAAGTGAAACTGGTCTTTTTCTATTTTTTATGAGTTGATTAATTTGTTTTCCTTGCATGAACAATTTATGTTTATTCATTTCCGATGCTGTATTGGGTCGTTCTTTCGATTCGGTTTCAGCAAACTTATCTCTTTCAAATCCAACAATCACAGATAGTTTGGTTCTTTTCAATATATTTTCCCAACTCATCTTACTCACCTAAAAATTGAACCGCTTTCTTGTAATCATTCTAATCACTTTCTTCCAAATTGTCGTAGTTTATTTTGTATCTCAGACGGAGATTGCCCATACAATCTCTTGAATCTTTCATCAGGAGTCATTTGTTCTTCAGCAGCCAACTCTTTTCCTCTTTGTTCATCTCGGATTTTTGTTTCTTCCATTCTTTTTGTGTTAGCAGCAAACTGCTTCAGGTTCTCTTCTAACTTTTCCATATTTTTGATACTCTGCTCTACTATTTCCGGTGGTGGGGCTTTATCAGGAAATTTCTGTGCAAACTCTCTAAGAGAATCACCCATTGATTTTCCTGAACTAGCCCCTTGTAGAACATAGTCCCTAATATTTTCTTCTTTCAATATCTTTTTCCAACCCATCTTACTCACTCAGTCCAACAATTCCTGTAACAATATGGGCAACAAGTACCCACTGCCATATTCTCCATATCCACCTTTTCTATTCCTCTACACTTCATCTATTACACCGCCTTGATAATTTCTCTCCAATCCGAAAAATCCTGCTTTTCTACCTTCCCTTCTGTTTTCTTGTTCTTGAAACCAGCGATTTCTGCCATGTTCCTAAGTTGTCTTCTTGAAATTGAAAGATAGACATTATCCAAATCTAATTTTACCTTAGAGCCTAACCAAGCCAGCAGTTTCTCCGACTCAGCATCTGATAACTTGAATGATATGTTTGCTATTTTGCTTCCTTCGTCTATGAGTTCTCTGTGAACCTTCCTGTCAAGGAAGTTACCGCTTCTCTCAAACGTGTAGGCCGGGTCTCTCACTTTGCTATCGAACCAACTTTTGAATTCACTAAGATTCTCGTAAACCCATCTTGCCGCAACTCCCCTCTTTGCTCCTCTCTCTAGTTTCTCTAGGCGAAGAGGCTTCTGAGGAGTGTTGATGAATTCCGCCTTTGGAACTGCCTCGGTGAACTCCTTGCACAATTGAAGCAAACTAGGTTGCTTGAACTCTTTACTGCCATCACCGAACAATGCTTGCCAAACAGGAGGTTGTGCCTTTCCTGCTTTCGTGTTGTAATAATGAGAGGGAACACGCTCAACTGTCCTGTCTTTATGCCTTCTCTGAAACTTCACATACTTAGGTGTCCTAAAATCACCGAAGATATCCCTTCTTCCTAGAATCTGTCCCTGTTGGTCGTAAGATGTGATATCGTTGAATTTAATATTGGCTGGATTAACCTTGGAGGTTTCGCTATTCATTGCGTCTTCCAAGTAAGTCTGCAAATCTGCAACTGCTTGAATCTGTGCTGGTGTGAAGAACCCCTTCTTACCTGCGTTTTTTGCCTTAGCGAGATACTGTTGTAAAGGAGACTCCGGTGATTTCTTGCTGCCATCGGGTTGCGCTCTTCCAACCTTGCCCATATTGTCGATGAACTCCAAAATGTT